ATTAACAATCATTTTACTCAGTTTTGCACCAGAATTTCAGGGGGTAAAGAAAAAAGCGAACCCCAAAACTCATATAGAAAATAAAATTAAATTTAGGGAAGTTACACACAGCTAAACAAACAAACTACTAATGAAAAAATTTGATGATAAAAAAATGGGTTATACAGCTATCGTCTATGTGATGGAATCCACTAAAAGTGTGATCGTACATTTTGATGGTTTTAAAGATATTAAAGAATGTGATAATTTTTCTTTTCAGGTCATGGATGATCTTGGCATAGAGCCTATTTCTACATCTGAAAGTATTACACTTCACTAATTTTTAAAAATGCCAAATATAGTTATACCTTACAAGCCTAGAGCTTTACAAAAAATACTACATGGGCAAATAGATAAGCATAGGTTTAGTGTGATCGTTCTCCACAGGAGAGCTGGTAAAACAGTCATGGCTATAAACCATATGTTAAAAGCAGCTTTAACCAACAAGTTACTTAACCCCAGATATGCCTTTATATCGCCCTACAGGCTACAAGGAAAGGCAACAGCATGGGATTACATTAAGCAGTTCGCAGCAAAGATACCTGGCACTAAATTCAATGAATCTGAGCTTAGATGTGATTTGGCAAATGGTGCAAGGATAACAATTCTTGGAGCTGAAAACGATCAAGCAATTAGAGGTATTAGTTTAGATGGTTGTGTATTTGATGAAACACAATCTATTAAACCAACTATATTTCCAGAAGTCATAAGACCAGCTCTGGCAGACCGAAAAGGTTGGTGCATTTTTATAGGTACACCAAAAGGAAGAAACAATTTTTATCAGCTTTACGAACAAGCTAAAAAAAACCCTAAATGGTATGCTTGTACTTACAAGGCAAGTGAAACAGATATTTTAGACGAAGAAGAATTACAGGCTGCTAAAGATGTAATGTCAAAAGATTTATATGAACAAGAATTTGAATGTTCATTTCAAGCTGCAATAACAGGATCATATTATGGAACTATAATTGAAGATTTAGTAAGAGAAAAAAGAATGGTGTCTAATCTATATGACGAAGATATAGATGTAGAAACTTGGTGGGATCTGGGCATGAATGACCAGACTGCAATATGGTTTGTGCAGCGATACAAAAAAGAAATAAGATTAATTGATTATTACGAAAACACTTCACATGGTTTAGATCACTATGCTGACGTTTTAAAAAATAAAGGCTTTGAATATAGCACTCACATATTTCCCCATGATGTAAAAGTCAGGGAGCTTGGCAATTATGCTAAAACAAGATTAGAAGCTTTATTGGATCTTGGCATAGTTGGTGAAGTAGCACCTAAGCTTAGTATTGAAGATGGCATAGAATCCGTCAGAAGAAATTTAATAAATTGCTGGTTTGACAAAGACAAGTGTGGAACAGGCATTGAGTATTTAAAAGCCTACCAAAAAAAATGGGATGACAAGGCTCAAGTTTTTAAATCTAAACCTCAGCACTCATACGCATCGCATTGTGCTGATGCTTTTAGAACAGGAATAGCTGGGCAAGGAATAGAGCTTTCAAATTGGAAAAAAGGATTTGAAATAAATACAAATTATATAGTTTAAAAAGTTATGGCAAAAAAAGTATCAGAAATAGAAATTAAAAGCATAATTTCATCAGAGATAAATAACTCCATGGGGTTTATGGGTGGAGCTTTATCAGAGTCTAGAAAAAAATCGCTTGAGTATTATATGGGCGAAAAACTAGGCACAGAAGTTGATGGCAGAAGCCAAGTTGTAAGTACAGATGTTTCAGACACTATTGAAACCATCTTGCCAAACCTTTTAAGAGTTTTTACTTCATCTGACCAAGTAGTTAGATGTGAGCCAGTACAAGCAGAAGATGTTTTACTAGCCGATCAAGTAACTAACTATATTAACTATATTTTTAACAAAGATAATAATGGTTTCTCAATTTTATATACCTGGTTTAAAGATGCTCTTTTAGAAAAGAATGGAATTGTTAAAGTCTATTGGGATGACTCAGAAAAAGTTGAACAAGAAACATACGAAAATTTAAACGACCAAGAATACGAATTATTAATTGCTGATGATGATGTGGAGGTTATCCAAGAGGAATCTTTTCCAGATACCTACACAAAAGAACAATATGAATTATTTAAAGCTGACATGGAATCTCAAGGTCAGTTAGTTGAAGATATTACTCAACCAAAATTACATAATTGTATTATTAAAAGAACTAGATCGAATGGTAAAGTTAAAATAGAAAATATACCACCAGAAGAATTTTTAATTCAAAAATCAGCTAAAACAATTGAAGAAGCAAATTTTGTAGCTCACAGAGTTATGAAAACTAGATCCGATTTAATTGAAATGGGTTTTGACGAAGATATTGTTAATGATTTACCAACTTCAAATAATATTTTATATAACGATGAAAGCTTAATAAGAAACTCAACTATTGACGATTCACCGACTGATGATAGTCCAGATGATAGTACTGCTGAAATTGAAGTTTATGAATGTTATGTTAAAGTTGATATGGATGGCGATGGTGTTGCTGAACTTAGAAAAATAATTTGTGCTGGAACTGGGTATGTTATTTTAGAAAATATGCCATGCGATTTTATTCCGTTTTGCAGCTTAACTCCGATCCCAATGCCACACAGATTTTATGGTAGATCAGTTTCAGAATTAGTAGAAGATGTTCAATTAGTTAAATCTACTGTTATGCGACAGTTGTTGGATAATATGTATTTAACAAACAATAATAGAGTTGCTATAATGGATGGTATGGTCAATTTAGATGACCTATTAACTTCAAGACCAGGTGGAGTTGTAAGAACTAAGCAGCCACCAAGTCAAGTTATGATGCCAATGCAAAATCAAACTATTTCGCAACAGGCTTTCCCATTATTAGAATATTTAGATACAGTTAGAGAATCTAGAACTGGTGTTACAAGATACAATCAAGGTATGGATGCAGATGCTTTAAATAAGACTGCAACAGGTGTTAATGCTTTGATGAGCCAATCTCAAATGAGAATGGAACTGATAGCTAGAGTATTTGCTGAAACTGGTGTTAAAGATTTATTTAAAAGAATTTTTGAACTTACTTGTAAGTATCAAGACAAAGAAAGAGTAGTTGAATTAAACAATCAATTTATTCCAGTTAAACCTACTGAATGGAGAAATAGATATAATATTTCTATTACTGTTGGTTTAGGTACTGGAAGTTCTGAGCAACAAATAGGTATGTTAAACAATATCCTAGAAAGACAGCTCCAGGCATTTCAATTACAGGGTGGTCAAGAATACCCAATGGTTAGTCTTAAAAATATTTATAATAGTTTGGCAAAAATTATTGAAAATGCTGGTCTTAAAAATGTTGAGAATTACTTTGTTAATCCAGATCAAGGTAAATCAATGGTACAACCTAAACAACCACCAGCTCCAACTCCTATTGAGAAAATAGAGTTTGCTAGAATAGCAAGTGAAGAAAAACGTAAATTAGCTAGTTTAGAATTAGAGTTAAAAGCAATCAAAGGCAGTAATGCTAAATTTCTATTAGAAAATGAAATTAAAATGAAAGAACTTGAGCTTAAATATAATGCTCAAATAGATTCTGCACAAATTAAAGCAGAAGCCGATCTTAATAAAATGTTAGTAGCCGAAAGCACACAAGACTTTAGAAATGCACAAGAATCACAACAAAACTTACAAAAACAAATTGAGTCATTAAATGGACAACCAGGAACAAGCCAAACTCCAACAGGAAGTAAGCCAATCAAACAAGGCTAGTACATTATTAGAAGATCCTTTACTTAAAGAGTCTTTTAATAAATTAAAAAATTTATATTGCACAAGTTTATTAAATACTGGTGTTAATGAAAATGAAACCAGAGAAAAACTTTGGTTAGCTTATAACATTGTTGGTAAAGTTGAACAAAACTTACAAGAAATTTTAGATACTGGAAAATTAGCTTCTAAACAATTGGAAGATTATAGAAACCAGATTGAAAACCAAAAATTCTAGCCACTAAGGTTAGGATAAGTCAACCTCACAAGAGGAACTTAACTTACAAGGAAACATATGTCAGACAATCAAGGCAATCCATTAAAAGGATCTGAAACTGATTTGCAAATAGCTCAAGAAGCTGTAAATGGTTTATTAAACCCACAAGAAGAAAAAACTATTGGACAACAAGAAGCTCCAAAGGAAGAAATTCAACAAAATTCTCCTGAACCAACAAATGAGGAATTGGAAACCGATCAACCTCAGGAACAGGAAATAACGGAAGAAGAATCGCAAGATGAAACTTCCGAAGATGTATCTCAAGATGAAGAACAAATTGATACTCAAGAGAAACTAGAAGATTCCACCTACAAGGTAAAAGTTGCTGGTCAAGAATTAGAGGTTACCCTTGATGAGTTGAGAAATGGCTATCAAAAAGATGCAGATTACAGACAAAAGACGGAAGAACTTTCTAATGAAAGAAAGAACTTTCACTCTCAGTCTGAAAAGCAAAGACAAGACTATTCTCAAAAGCTTACTGAGATGAATCAAATGTTGTCTAATGCCCAACAAGAGCTTAATACAGAGATGAACTCTGCTGATTTAGAAGCTCTTTACGAAGAAGATCCAACAGAAGCTGCAAGGATTGAACATAGACTAAGAAAAAAACAAGAAAAAGTTAATCTTGCTATTCAAAAAACGCAATCTGAGCAAAAAATACAATTTGATGGATATATACAAACTGAAAAAAAGAAATTATTGAATAATATTCCTGATTTCGCAGATCCAGGTAAAGCATCAAATTTAAAAAACAATATGAGAAGTCATTTAGCTAAATATGGGTTTAACGACTCAGAAATAGCTCAAGTATATGACCATCGTATTTTAATGTTGGTGAATGATGCTATGAAATTTGGAAATTTACAAAAAGCAAAACCAAATCTTGCTAAAAAGATTTCTAAGCCAAGCAGAATGTTTTCGTCAGGGATTAAACAAGACAAGAGTGATGTCAGATCAAAAGCTAGTAAGGATAAGTTTAGTCGTTTAAGAAAAACTGGGCATATTAAAGATGCTCAAGATGTTTTCTTAGACATGATAACTAACAAATAATCTCAACAATATAGGAAAAATAAACATGGGAATAATAGCAAATACGTTCCAAACTTTTCAAGCAAAAGGGAACAGAGAAGACCTATCGGATATTATTTATAATATCTCACCAACAGAAACACCACTACTGAGTGCAATTGGTAAAGAAAAAGCTACTGGAACTTTGCATGAGTGGCAAACTGATGCTTTAGCAACAGCTGGAGCTAATGCACAAATAGAGGGTGATGAAGTTGCTTTTTTAGCAGTTAATCCTACTAAAAGAATTAGTAACAGTACGCAGATTTCAAGAAAATCTGTTATTGTTTCTGGTACTCAGGACACAGTAAATAGTGCTGGTAGAAATAACGAACTAGCTTACCAAATCTCAAAAAGTTCAAAAGAACTTAAAAGAGATATGGAGCATGTTTTATGTGCTAACCAATCATTTAATGTTGGTGCTGCTGGAACTGCAAGACTTTCTTCTGGTTTAGCTTCTTGGATTCAAACAAATGCAGTTGCTATCGGTGCTAATGGTGCTGTTGGTGGAACGGCTACTCCTGGAATAGCTAGAACTGATGGAACTCAAAGAGTATTTACTGAAGCTTTACTTAAAGAAACAGTTAAGAAAACTTGGGAATCAGGTGGAGATCCATCAATGATTATGTTGGGTTCTTTTAACAAACAAAAACTATCTGGTTTTACTGGTGGTTCAACAAAAATGACTCAGGCTGACGACAAGAAACTTGTTAATGCAATTGACATTTATGAATCAGACTTTGGATCAATGACTGTTGTTCCAAATAGGTTCTCAAGAAATAGAGATGTTTTTGTAATAGAGCCTGATATGTGGGCAGTTGCTTACCTAAGAGATTTCAAACTTATGGATCTTGCAGTAACTGGTGATGCTCAGAAAAAAGCTATGTTAGCCGAATACACACTTGTTTCAAAAAATGAAGCAGCAAATGGTGCTGTATTTGATTGCACAGCAGCTTAATCAAAACATTTATAGTGGGGATTAATCTCCCCACTATTACTTAATTAACAATTTTGTTTTCTTTGAAGATTTAATATCGGAACGAAGCAATACAAAAAAAGGAAAATACTATGCGAACACTAAACGATTATTTTATAACTGGTGTAATACCAAATGTATCAGCTGGTTCATCAACTTTTGTTGCTATACCTGATGGTGGAAGAATAATTAAAATTATTACACACAATGCAGTTGTAACTACTGGCACATCAGCTATCTCTTTTGAAATAGGTGGAACAGCAATTGCTGGTAGTGCAATTAGTCATACAGCATCTGGATCAGCTAACAGAACTATAACTGTTGCTCCAACTGGTGCTAATAGAGTTGAAGAAGATGGTGCTGTTGAACTTATTACTAATGGTGGATCAACAAATACATCAGCTATGGCTGTAACTCTTATTATTAGAAGATAATTACAAATTTTGTGGGGATCTTGTCTAGCGATACTTCCCCACAAATACCAATTAATTAAAAGGAAATAAATTATGCCAATGGGAATGGGAACTTATGGTTCTAAAAAAGGCAGACCAGCCAAAAAAGGTAAAAAGAAAAAAACAAAAAAATCAAAAAAAATGAAAGGTAAATATTAATGTCATATAATTATGGTTTAAGACCAGGTGTAACGCAAAAAATTGGAACATCAGCAACAGCAGCATCTTCAAGTGCAGTTGGGAGTCAATGTCAATATCTAAGATTAATAGCTACTACAGATTGTCATGTAAAATTTGGCACAAGTACAGCTCAAGGTGTGGCAACAATGAATGGTGCAGTAAGTGGAGCTGCAACAATTACTATTGATACAGTTGTGCCTGGTTTAGCTCCAATCACAGTTGGTCAAGTAGTTACAGGAACTGGAATTTCAACTCTTATAACAGTTGCAAGTATTACAAGCGCAACAGTAATAGTTTTAAGTGGAAATGTAAGTGTTGGTAATAATGTTGTTTTAACTTTTTCAGACACAGCAGTAACACCAGCAACAGCTAATGATATGTTTGTATCAGCAGAAGAATTTGAAATTTTTAAAGTTTCTCCAAATACTAAAGTATCAGTAATAAGATCAACAGAAAATGGTTCTTTATTTATTACTGAAATGACAGGCTAGTGGCTAGACAAAATTTTAGCTCTTATACACCAAGAGATAAGCCACCTAAATTAGGTAAGCACAAAAAAAATCTTAACAAATCAGAAAAAAGAAATATGAAACTTACTAGATATAAAGGTGGTGGTCGTTAATGAGAAAAATTAGTGAAGAAATAGATAAAAATGTTAAAGAAACTTATTTTGATAATGACAAAGATGGGGTTGTCCATAAAAGATCAATAGATGTTGAACCTATTTTAAAAAACAATAAAGAATTATATAATAACAATGATGGTTATAGTCCTGGTAAAGGATTAAAAAGAATAGCATCTATTCCAACTATGGTTCTTGAAATTTGGTGTAAGGAATATCATAAAGATCAAAACAAAGGAAATTGGTTTGCTTTACCACAAGAAACACAAAAAAAAATTTTAAAAGAAAAACTAAACAGTAATGAGTTTAGATATTTTAGAACATCAGAGGGTAAATATTAATGGCATTAACTACATACACAGAATTAAAAGCATCACTTGCTAACTGGTTAAACAGATCAGATTTAACAACTGAAATAGGTGATGACTTTATTAAATTAGCAGAAGCTGATTTTAACTCTAAATTAAGAGTTAGAAGTATGATAGATCAAGTAAGCATAACTGTTGATGCAGAAACTGTTGCTCTACCAGTTGACTTTTTACAAATTAGAGATTTTTATATTTTAAGTGGTCAAACAAAAACTCCTTTAGTCTACACAACACCAGCATCAATGGACACAACAAGTGGAACATCAACTACTGGTAGACCAAGTTCATTTACAATTTTAGGAGATACAATTAGATTCTCTCCCAAACCAGATGCAAGTTACACAGCTAAAATGAATTACTTTAAAAAATTCCCAGCTTTGAGTTCATCTGTTGCAACAAATTATATTTTAAAAAGTCACCCAGCTATATATTTATATGGCTCATTATTTCATGCAGCAAACTTTTTAGGTGGTATCAATCCACAACAAGTCCAAGTTTGGCAACAAATGTTTGGAACTGCTATGGAACGACTTGAATTAAACGATAGAGAAGATGAATACAATGGAAGTCCTTTACAAGTAAGAACTACAACATCAGTAGCTTCTCCATTTGTATCAAATTTATAATAGGAAACAATTATGCAATTACCTTTTGGCGAATGGCTACCAGATCAACCAGAACATTTAAATCCTGGTGCAACAGTAGCAACAAATGTTTTCTTTGCAGCAACTTCATACAAGCCTGTAAAAGGTTTAGTTCCATATACAGGAACTTCAAACATAACTAAAAATGCTAAAGGAGCTGGTTCTTTTAGAGATAATAACAACACAGTTTTTACATTCGTAGCCACTAAAGATACTATTTATCAATTAGCTGGTGGTGTTTTTACAGATAAAGGTGCTGGTGGATTATTTCTAAATACAGCTAAAGCATCATGCACAATTACAGTTTCTGATTATGGAAATATTGGAGCTGGTAAAACTATTACTTTAAGAAAAAATGATAACTCAATTGTTGTCTTTACATCAACAGAAAGTACAGCATCAGGAACTCTGTTTAAAGTAGAAACAAATGAAAATACTACTGCATCAAATTTAAAAGTTGCTATCAATGCTCATGCTGATTTTACAGCAACAGTATCAAATGCTATTGTAACAGTAACAAGAGCAGCGTCAGGTAGAGATAATTTAATTAATGCTTCAAGTGATACTGTAAGATTAACAACTACAAATTTTTCTGGTGGAACTCCATTATTAGGATCAGATATTGATTTTGTAACCTTCACTCAATTTGGAAACCATGTAATTGCAACGAATGGAGTGAACGCACCTCAATATTTTTTAATGGGTACGTCATCATCATTTGTTGATTTACAAACATTAGTTACAGCATCAGGATCTGGAACTGTACCATCAAAATTTAGAACCAGTGGTGTCATAAGAGATTTTTTAGTAACAGGTAATATAGAAAATGCAAAAAATAGAGTTGCATGGTCAGGTATCAATGACATTTCAACTTGGGAAGCTGGTGTTAGTTCATCAGATTTTCAAGATTTACCAGGTGCTGGTGGTGAAGTTGTAGCCATAACAAGTGGTGAAATTGGTTATGTTTTTAGACAAGATCAAATTGTGCGTATGGACTTTGTTGGTGGAAATGTAGTTTTTAGATTTTCAGTTATATCGCCAAATAGAGGAGCAGTATTTTCTCAAGGTGTTTGTCAGGATAACAGACAAGTATTTTTTTATAGCTCTGATGGATTTTTTCAAATCAATGGAGATGAAGTAACACCTATTGGTGCAGAAAAAGTAAATAGATTTTTTGATGCTGATTTAAACAAAGCATATACAGATAGAATATCTGCTGCTGTTGATCCATTTAATACTTTAGCAATTTGGTTATACCCAAGTAAAGATAATCCAAATGTTACAGGACTTTGCGACAAACTTTTGATATATAATTATGTAACCCAAAAATGGTCAGTTGCTAAAGTTAAAGCATCTCAAATTTTCAAACAATTTATTGTTGTAGACACAGTAGAGTTAATGGACGTTATTTCTGCTGACTTAGATACAATTAATATTTCATTAGATACTTCATATTGGACTAATGGACATTTGTATTTAGGTGCAATTGATGAAGATTTTAAAGCTGCAATATTTTCTGGAAAAAATTTAGAAGCTGAAATTGAAACAAAAGAAACAGAATTGTTTCCTGGAAAAAGAGCAAATATTACAAACATTAGACCTATAGTTAATGCAACATCAAATGTAACTATTAAAACTAGAGATAAATTAGCAGACACAGTTACTACATCACCATCAAGTGCAATGAATGATACTGGTATTAATCCAGTAAGACAATCTGGTAGATATTTTAGAGCTAATGTAAAAATACCAGCAGAAACTATTTGGAGTGATGCACAAGGAGTAGATTTAATAGCAGTTCCAGGAGGAGATAGATGAGTGATAAAATTGACATTGATAATGTTCGTTACTCAATTGAAACAAAAGAATTTTTTCAAAGACAAATTGAAGAAGCAGTAAATACATTAATTAACAAAAATAATACTGAAAGCAATAAAGCTTTTAGTTGGTTTATGAATTAGGAGCAAAAAAATTATGACTAGTAATATAAAAAATTATTCAACAACACAAGCAAGTAACATTTCTTTAAATGGAATTGATACCAACGAAGGAATGCTCCCTTCAAATTTAAATAATGCCCTGAGGGCTTTAATGAAAAACACTAGAGATTTGGCAAATGATAGCCAATGGTTTGAAATTGGTGTTGGATCAGGTACTTATACTTCTGCTTGGGTTTCAACAACTCAATTTACAATAGCAAGTAGTGTAGATATTAGTGCTACCTATCATGTTGGTAGAAGATTAAAAGTTTTAAAAGGAGATAATAGTCTTGTTTATGGATCAATAACTGCAACCTCTAATAATGGTACATTACAAACAGTTACAGCTACTTTTGATAGTGGTAACTTAGGTTCTTCATCAAACGCATTAAGAATTTATATTGGTGCTTTATCAAAAACTAATTCATCTATTCCAACAGAAATTATTGGTACAGCTAATATTGCCAACAATGCAGTTACTACTGCTAAAATTTTAGATAATAATGTTACAGTTGCCAAGATGGCAGATAATTCTGTTGACTCTGACCAGTATGTGGATTCTTCAATAGACACAGCTCATATTGCAAACTCACAAATCACAGTTGATAAGATGGCAGCAAACTCTGTTGACTCAGATCAATATGTAGATGGCAGCGTAGATTTAATTCACTTATCAGCAGATTCAGTTAATGGATCAAAGATAGCTGATGACTCAATAAACTCTGAGCATTATGTGGACGCAAGTATTGATTCGCAGCACATAGCTGATTCTCAAATTACTCTTGCTAAAATGGCAAGTAACTCAGTTAATTCAGCTAAAATTGTAGATGACTCAATTGTTAATGCAGATATTAATTCTAGTGCTGCAATTTCTTTATCTAAATTAGAAAATCTTACAACTGCAAGAGCTTTAGTATCTGATGGTAGTGGAGATGTATCTGTTAGTGCTGTTACCTCAACTGAAATAGGTCATCTTGATGGGGTTACAAGTGCTATACAAACTCAAATAAATTCTAAACAACAGACTATTACTGGATCAGCTTCAACAATTGATACAGAAAGTTTAACAGCGAATAGAGCAGTTATATCTAATGGTTCTCAAAAAATTGCTGTAAGTGATGTTACATCTACAGAGCTAGGATATTTAGATGGCGTTAGTTCAGCTATTCAAACTCAATTAAATAGCAAACAACAAACTATTACTGGTGCTGCAACTACTATTGATACAGAAAATTTAACTGCTTCAAGAGCCTTAACATCAAATGGATCTGGTAAAGTAGAAGTTAGTGATGTTACATCTACAGAGCTTGGCTTTCTTGATGGAGTGTCATCTTCTATTCAAACTCAAATAAATGGATTACAAACTAGTAATGCAAACTTAACTGCTATTGGTAATTTAGCAAGAACAGATGGTAATTTAATTGTTGGAAATGGATCAACATGGGTAGCTGAAAATGGATCTACTGCTAGAACTTCTTTAGGACTAGGTTCTGTTGCAACACAAGCAGCAAACAATGTTTCTATATCTGGTGGTTCAGTTACAGGTTTAGGTGAGCCATCAAATAATGCAGATGCTGCTACTAAATCTTATGTTGACCAATCAGTTGCTGGTTTAAGAACTAGACTTATTGCAGAATGTGCTTCAACAGCAAATGTAAATATATCAAATGGTTTAGAAGCTGGTGATACAATAGATGGTATAACTTTAGTTGCAGGAGATAGAATATTATTAAAGAATCAAAGTACAGCAACAGCAAATGGATTATATATTGCAGTAGCAAATGGTGCTGGTGCAGCATCAAGAGATCCAGAACATGATACTATTGCAGAACTATCTGGTGGAATGATTGTAGTTAATCAAGGTAGTGTTAATGATAATAAAATATTTTTATGTACTACAGATTCTAATGGATCAATAGGATCAACAGCAATTACTTACACAGTTATAACTCCAAGCAATTCAGGCACAGTAACTTCTATTGCAACAGGAACAGGTATTAATGGTGGAACTATTACTTCTACTGGAACACTTTCAATTGATTCAACTGTGGCTACACTTTCTGGAACACAAACTTTAACAAATAAAACTTTAAACTCACCAAAAGTAAATGAGAATGTAGCAGTAACTTCTACAGCTACTGAATTAAATATCTTAGATGGTGTCACATCTACAACTGCTGAATTAAATATTTTAGATGGATTAACTTCAACTACAACAGAGCTAAATAAATTAGATGCTGTAAGCAGAGGAAGTCTTATTTATGGTAATCCTAGTGCAGCTACAGCAATTTTAACTAAAGGTGGAGCTGGTACAGTACTAACTTCTGATGGAACAGATATAGCTTGGCAATCAAGTGCTGCTGCTGCAATTACTTCTACAGCTAATGGAGCAAATAACAGAATAGCAACCTACACAGGCGCAGCTGGTTTAAACGGAGAAGCTAATTTAACTTTTGACGGATCAACATTTGTTACAGCTGGATTAACTATTACAAGTGATCCAAAGTTATCAGCTACAGGAAGTGGTTCAAATATTGATTTAGATTTATTAGCAAAAGGTACAGGTCATGTAACTATTAGAGGTAATAGTAATCCAGGTACTATACAATTTAATTGTGAAAGTAATTCACATGGTCAACAACTAAAAGCACAACCTCACTCAGTAGGTAGTTCAACAGTATCGACATTACCTAATGTTACAGGAGAATTGATTCCTGGTAAAGTTGGTGGAACTAATTTTACAAACTCTTTATTAATTGGTCATGCTACTACAGGAACTTTGAATAATGCTAATTTAAATACTGGAGTTGGAATTCAGGCTTTAGATGCATTAACATCTGGTGATAGCAATACTGCTTTGGGATATGCTTCTGCTTCACTAATTAATTCAGGTGTTCAAAACACAGCTATTGGTGATGGATCTTTACCTAATGTGACAAGTACAATTAGTAATGTAGGCGTAGGTTATCAAGCTGGAAAAAATGGAACTGGAAATAGGAATATATACATAGGAGAAAATGCTGGTCGTCATCACAGTTCTGGTAATGGAAAAGTAATTATTGGTGGTGGAGATTTAGGAACAACTGGCAACACAAGCTCAAGAGTATTAGAAATACATGGTTATGATGGCTCAACTAGAACAACTTGGATTACTGGAGATAGTTCTGGTAATCTAACTTTCCCAGCAGAAGTAGCAGCAGTTAGTTTAGATATTTCTGGTAATGTTGATGTTGATGGAACACTAGAAACAGATGCTCTTTCAATAGCAAGCACAGCAGTAACATCTACAGCAGCAGAATTAAACATATTAGATGGAGTAACCTCAACTGCCGCTGAATTAAATATTCTTGACGGAGTAACGTCAACTACAGCTGAGTTAAATATACTTGATGGCGTAACATCAACAGCAGCAGAAATTAATTTACTTGA